AATTCATACAGTTTGGGTCATTTATGTATTTTAAAATATATTCTTCTTCTTTTTTAAGAAGTTCTTCTTGGTTTTCGCAAAATAAAATAATATCTCTTTTTAAGGTAGATTTATCTTTTACAGATCTTACCCATTTACCACTACCAAAATATCCATCATTCAAATTATTAGTGGTGTGTCTTCCGTAATAATATAAACCAGAAGGAGAATACGTTTTATAAATGAAATGATACATAAAAAACAATAAGTATTGTAAAAGAATACTTATTATTTATATTCTTTTACAATACCAGTCAAAAATCAAAGTCCTAATTCTATTTTGGCAATAAGATATTCTTTAACCAAAGATGAGCGAACAATATCCTCAATACCAAACTCAATTATATCAAAAGAAGGCATTTTACGCAATACCGTCATAAAGTCAACGATACCATTGCGTTCGTTAGTTTTTTGTAGGTCAGACTGAGAAGCATCACCACAAAAACAAATCTTGGTGTTTTCACCCACACGAGTAATAATAGAATCTAATTCGTGGAAATTAAGATTTTGAAATTCATCCACAATAATGATAGAGTTATCAAGAGTGGTTCCACGAAGGAAAGAAGTAGACCAGAACTTAATGGTTTCTTGCGACTTGAGATTTCCATAGAGCATCTCAAAGTCAGCATCAGAAGGCATCTGGAACATATACTTCACCATATTCTTATAAGGAATCTGGTAAATATCTGCCTTATCTTCATGAGAACCAGGAAGAAATCCAATCTCACGAGTAGCGACTAGTGAGCGTACAAGATAGATTCTTTCATAAGGAGTTTGCTCATCAAGAACATCTTGAAGTGCATTGTACAGAGTGATAAAAGTCTTACCCGTTCCAGCACACCCGTATGCAACAATATGTTTACCGTCAGTATAAGACTCAAACAAACGCTTTTGGTTTTCTGTAAGAGGGTCAATATCAACCAAGTATTCAGAACTTAGAGGTTTTCTCCTCTTCATTTGTTTTGCAGTCAGACCAACTCCGATTGGTTGATCAACGTTGCCTCTTTTTCTTCTTGCCATATTAGAGTTTTTTTACTTGTGATTTTGGTGCCTTACTAGCTTTTTCTAAAACAGTGTTCCATGAAGGGTGCTTTGAGATTAATTTATTTTGCCAATCTCCTACCTCTCCAGGAGAAGGGCAAGTAGAAGGATCAGACCAGTCACGTGACCAGTCTGGGTTATCTTTTTTCCACTGGTCCCAGACGTGGATACTCATTTCCACTTCTTTCTGTTCACCAGTTTTTGTATTCACTACAGGATATACAGGGCACATAAGTTACGAATTCAAGATAATTTATTTAGACCCACTCAAGGGCTTCGGCAACTGTTGGAAATTGTTCAGTAAATACCTTCTTACATTCCAGAGCAATGTCCATATGCTCTTTCTGAGTTCCATTTTTTTCTCTGAGATTGATGTAGTGAATCCAACTACGGCAAGAACCAGTCATGTAGATGCGTGTGGGCGTCGCTAAGGGCAATACGAACCTTGAACACTCCTTTGCTATCCCATGAGCAAGAAGTTCCTTGTAGAGTTGCATAGAGTGTGCAAAATGATCTTGAATCTTGCTTTGAAGAGTCAGTTTTTCATATTCTGGAATATCGTCAATCGAATTTTGACGATTCTTTGTATCCTGACGGCGAAGTTCGGGAACAGGAATATAATCACTCAACAAAGAAGAATCGGCATACCGCTGCGAAAACTCTTGAAATGTGAAACTACGGTGGCGGAGAATTTGAGCAGCAATACCACGATTTGTTTCAATCTCCAAACTCATAGTACTTTGCTCAAACACACTCCAATGATTGTGCTTAATACAATAACGTAGCAAACCCGCATAGTTTTCAGAATCCTGATTCGCTGGATTAGAAACTCTCGCAATATAAGCCATTGTTTGTTCTGCATCGGGAGTTACACTGATAAGTTTTACAGTCATTTACCAAATCCTTTTGATGTTTGTGCTTCTAAGTTTGCGATCTCTTCTTTCACGACTCGCAACTGGTTTTTCATTTCTCTAATTTTTTCATGCGTATAAAGATGGTCTTGGTTGACCAGTCTTTCTAGCAGTTTTACAAGTTTCTTTGCTCTAGTCAGTGTATCCATCGTCATCAAATACTTCGTCGTAATCTAGTAAAGGTCTTTTGGTTACTTCTGGTTCTGTATACTTTTGATATGCGGAAACATCAGAATAAACTTCTGCTTTGAGAGAATCTACCAATAGTTCTAGATTACGGACAATCAGTTTGAGTTTGTCTTTATCCATAAGTTACTATTCTCTTCAGGCATTTTACCATAAAAAAAGAGGGGTAGTCAACCCCCCGTTTCATTATGACTTGCTTAACAACTCCCTACAAATTCTTTTACAAGTTTGTTTTTCATCATCACACTCAATCAAACAATTAAAATAATCATTAACTAAGTCGTTCTGTTCATTAGATCGTTCTACTGTCTCCTCAAATTGTTTCCATCCAGCTAATTGATTGTAAGAGATTAGGTTGTGCATAATAACCTCCATGCACATAGAATAACATAACAAAGGGGTTTTCGTTCATACGCTTCACCTCTATATTCTACTACTATCTAGGTGTTTTGTGTTGATTCCTTAACAATAATTTATGCCTACGAGTTTATACCCATAAAAAAAGGAGGAGATCAACCCCTCCGATTTCTACTTAAATAAAAATTGAATATAAAGCGACAATAAAACAAGTACAACCGCAGATCCTGCGGCAATTTGTAATATTGCAAACATCACTTTGCTCCAACAAGTTGTGCTAGTTGTGCTTTGTGACGACGATCTTCTTTTTGTTTCTGTTCTTTAATAAGTTGTAGGAAGTTTAGCTTTTGCATCACTTATGACCCTCTTTTACAAACTTAACACCGCGATAGGTTTCGTTGTATTGTTGGGCTTGTTGTTGCATTTGCTGTTGGTATTCAATACGCTTTTGAGTATCGTATTCAACACCACGATATACGACTTTCGACATTGGTTTTCTCCTTAGTTTTTTAGGTTAAAGAGCGTTCCTTCAGTCGGCTTTTGCGTCTATTTTACACTCTTTTGGAGTAATCTGTTTAATTTCCCAAATCAAGTCATTTTTTGCTTGTTTTGGAATATCAACTTTATGAATTCTCCCAACCATTAACTGTGCTTGAAGGCAAGTTAAAATGAGTGTTTCCATAGATGAACGGCTTCGTTCCGAGTCGGCTTACTTCCGTCTGGTTTTCCAGATGAACGTAGAGGTATTATACCTCGTTACGATAATTTATACAAGTTTTTTTGTAAAATGCGATACAATTTTAAAAAAACTTTAAGAACTCAAAATTTTGCCGGAAAAATTACCACCAATTTGGGAGACTACTTCCGCTTTTTGGTTTTAGGTGCCTGATAACCCCAGGTCTTTGGGTTAATTGTCCCATAACCAAAGTCAATATTCTTCAGGTTCTCACGAAACTTATCCCAGTACATATCAAACAGTTTGCTTCTGCTACCTCTGGTCAAATCAAAACACATCTCACCATCAACAGTATATTTTACAATATAAGCGTCTCTGGGTGCCTCCTTGGTGCAGACATCAGTATAAGAACCATTTTCAACAAGAATCTCACATCCGTAACGTGACTTACAAGTTTCTTTTTCTACTGATGTCCAATGTTCCATATTCTTTTCTATGTCTTGTGGTTTTTCAACTACATTCACGAACGTCCACCCCAAATAATATCAGGGTAAGCTAGAGATACAACTTCTTTATCGATCTTGTACTTTGTTTCTAGTTTCTTATCTTTTACAAGACAAATGATTTCTGCCTCAAGAGGATGAAGACCTTGAAGAAGATTGATAAACATCGTTTCTCTACGAAGAGAACTCAGACTATCATTACCACCTTTTACAAAGTTGTAGAACTTCGTATACTCTTTACGAATTGAAGAACGTCCTTGATCTTGTGAACCAAGTGAGTTTGTACCAAGTTCTTCCATCTTTTCGACTGCATCAGCAATCTTTTCACTCAGAGTTCCTTTGAATGAATCCATCTCATTCACGGCAGAATAAGGAACATCTCCAGGTGGAAGTGCCGATCCAATCGTCTCATCATAGTTCCAAATGAACAAGGTCTTCAAGCAAGGGTGAGCATACTTTTGAAGTGCTTCTACTTTCTTTTCGTTGCTCTTTAGATTTGCAGCGATATTTAAAATTTCAAAGACAAAAGGGTTTGCTGGAAGTTCTGGAATGGATTCAGCAATTACTTTTGCCTTTGGTGCTGCTGGTTTTTTAGGAGTAGATGGGGTTTTCGCTCTACTCTTCGTCGTCGTCGTTGTCATAATTTTCGTCGTCAAAATAATCTGGATTAAATGAAATAGCTAAAACTTCATCGGGAATTACATTACCATTCTGATCATAGAATTCTGGATGTAGCTTCGGAATTTCCCGATAGTTCATCATATATTCTCTTGCTACCCAACCTGTTACGAGTCCCACTATAAGAAACAAAACGGTTAGAAAGGAACCGAAAACTAAACTAACTGCTAACATTTCTTTTTTCTCCGGGAAACTACTTGTCTTTTCCTAGACTTTAAGGAAAACTCAAAATAGATAGTGACTTCCCGATTCAGAAAGCAAACTATCTTTTCAAAGATAATATGAAACGGTTGTGTTTGCTTTCTTTTCCCTCCATTAAGTATGAGTTCAATACCACGGTTAAAGTGGTCGTCAGTTTTATTTATGTTCGTCTCAGACGATTTGGTTTTCTTTGAGGAATTTGATTGTCTCAACGGATCCTCCTAGTTTTTGTTCATCACAAATGACTTGAGGAAATGTTGAACCTTCCCCAAACTCAGCATAAAACTGCTCACGTGTAAAATCTTCTCCTAGATTATAAACGACGTGTTGCAATTTTGTCAACTCTAATACTTGTTTGACTTTTATGCAGTAAGGACAACCGTCTTTCGAATAAACTGTGAACTTCATATTTCTTATGAGACTATTGAAATTTATAAGAGAAAAAAAAGA